TCCTAGTAATAGATCTGGTTCTATTCCAGGAGCTCTTAATGGAATGAAGTCTATGACTTCTACATTAAATGTTGCTAGCAGTTTATTATCTAATTTTTCGTCATTAGCAAAAGGTCAATTTAACGTCAACTCTTTATTATCTTTGGCAGCTAGTGCAATCAAATTAAAAAATTATGATCCATATAATTCGGCTACAAATATGTCACAACTTATTGCTTCGGCTGCTGCAGTTACATCTGCTGCTACGATAGCAGCAAGAGGTAGAGGAATAGCAAATCCATCACAATTACAAAAATTTGTAGCTGCAGCAACTGCTGGTGCTATAGCAGCTAGTTTGGCAGAAGCCGCATTTAATGGCGGTAATCCCATGGAATCTATATTGGGTGGATTGGGTGGAGAAGCTGGTTTAACAGGAATGTTAGGTAGATCAAGTACTATGCTTGGTCCAATATCAGGCAATTTTGGTGCTGCCGCTGCTATAGCAGGAACATTAAGAGGCTCTGGTAAAAATATTATAGCTACTTTGACTGCCGCTCCAATACCAACACCATTTGGTGCTGCTAAAATTCAATTGTCAGCTTTCAGTACAAATAATCCAGCATTTTCTCTTACAAGTATTGGTGCTTCTATTGGAGCTGCAGGTTTACGAAATTCACCACTGTCTGCATTTGGAACTGCTCTTTCTTTACCAAGACTTCAGCCATCATTTTTCCCAATTAGCAGTAGTATTTCTATTCCTGGATCTGTAAGTTTATCAGCTATTAGTTCGGTAATTTCTAGAAACCCATCGATCAATATACAATTGGGTTCGGGTTTAAATCCTACTATATCTCGTTCTGTTTCTTACAATTCTTACAGTTCATCAATTATAAATGATGTGGTATTATCCTCGCCTACATATTATTCTGGTGGCAGTTTAAACAATTCTTCTATAACTGTAAGTATTCCAGAAGGATTAACTTCATATTCGGTTAATAGAACTCTCAATTTAAATCCAGGTAAAGATTACAATGTGAATGCTAGCGTATTTAAAGTAAATCAGATTACTAACACAAAGAGATTATAATATGGTCGCAGATCCAAAAACAAGACATCCAAAATCTAGTTATGATGTAAAATATTATTACAACAAAAAAACTACAACTGAATCTGGGCATGAGATGGAGTGGGATGATACTCCAGGATCAGAACGTATAAGAATTGCGCATAAGATTGGTTCTTACATTGAATGGTCAGCTGATGGTCGTAAAGTAGAAAGCGTTAAGAACCACGAGCATAAATATGTTCAGGGTGGTTTGACACAAACAGTTGATAATAATACAGATTTAAAATTCAACGGCAATTTTAGACAATCAGTTGGTAATGATTGGCATGAAGAAGTTAATGGCGACTTAACACAGGTTGTGGCTAAAAATCTTGCTATAACTGTTGGTAATGGAGCTACAATTGTAGTTATAGATGATCTTTACATTGTGTGTAAAAATTTAACAGTTCAAACTGAAGAAAATGTAAATTTTGATGTTGGTGGTGATTTTGCTATCAATGCAGTAGGAAGTGTTAATTTTAATGCTGGTCAAAATATGACAACAAATGCAGGTCAAAAAACTTGGATAAAAACTGGCGATACGATGAAAGCGGAAGCAGGAACTACGTTGGATACATTGTCGGGTGCGGCTACAACTGTGACCTCAATGAGCACTATTGATACTAAATCTAGTGGAACTACTACAATAACTGCTCCAAGAATAGACATGAAGTCAGGAAAATAAATGGCACAGGTACACAGACAAGGCGATTTAAGAGACTGTGGTGCTACTACAATAGTAAATGGTCAAAAATTTGTTTATGCCGATGGTAAACTTTGGGCAGTTGATGGTGATCCCAACAGTCATGGAGGTGGTAATTTGATACCCTCTATAGTTAATGCCATTTATATTAACGGCAAAAAAGTTATAGTAGTAGGCGATCAAGCCGAGCCAGATGGTCTTTCACCTGATCCAATTGATCTTGGACCTAGTCCACATGACGATCCATTCGCAGCTAGTGGCGACCCAACAATAACAGCGAGTTAAAATGGCAACAGTAGCAGATAGATACACTCCTAAACAAAAAGAAATTTATAGTGATTTTCTTTCTAATTTAGAAACACACCCACTTTCTAACGACATTGCCAAAGTTAAAAATGAGCAGTCGATCAAACAATCTATTCGTAATCTTTTGCTAACTAATGTTGGTGAAAGATTTTTTAGACCATATCTTGGTTCAAATATCTATAAATCTTTGTTTAATTTCATTGATAATTTTACAATGAATGATATAAAAATTTATATAGAAGATACGATCAAAGCATATGAACCTAGAGCAAAACTTATTTCTGTAAATGTTTATGATAATAATGACAATGGTAACTCCGTTACAGCAACCATTCAATTTTCTATAATAAATACAGGAGATAACGCAACGCTAAATCTTGTTCTGAGAAGAGTTCGCTAATGGCTTCAAATAGTTCAATAAATCTTGTTTCATTAGATTTTGATGCAATAAAATCAAATCTTAAAACTTATATGAAGTCTCAGGACATATTCAAAGATTATGACTTTGAAGGTTCGAACATCAATGTTCTTCTTGACGTTCTTTCATATAACACATATTTGAATAGTTTCTATCTTAATATGGTAGCATCCGAGTCTTTCCTTGACTCTGCTCAGTTAAAAGATAGCATATATTCTCATGCAAAAGAATTAAATTATCTTCCAAGATCAAATAAATCATCACAAGTAGTTCTAGAGCCATTCGTTCTTACATTGGCTGCAGGAGCTACTCAACTGTTTATGCCAAAAGGCACTCGTTTTAGTGGTGTTGCAAAAGGTATTTCTTATGGGTTTGTTACTAGCTCAGATTATATAAACAATACGCCAATAACTAATATTGATGGTTCTGTAAGTTTTCAAATTTCGTCAAGAGCTTATGACCAATATGGAACCAGTTACATAGTAAATCCATTTACGATTTATCAGGGTGTCTATCATACAGACACATTCGTAGTTGATTATTCGATTGAAAGTCAAAAATTTGTACTTACAGATAACACTATAGATACAGACAGTATAACAGTTACAGTAATTGAAGATTCTGGTGCTGCACAATACGATTACATTTATTCGTCTACACTCCTAGGAGTTAAAAGCACTGATTCTAAATTTTTCATTCAACCTGCAGACGCTGGTAAATATGAAATTATTTTTGGTGACGACATTATAGGTAGACGACCAAAAAATACAGCAATAGTTAAAGTGCAATATAGAACTACTAGCGGTGATGCTGCTAATGGAGTTACTAAATTTAATCTTGATACTAACGTAGCTGCTGCAAGTGGTTCAACATTCCATGGAAATTTACCAAATATCGTATCTTCAGTAGACATACCTGGAGGTTCTTATGGTGGTGTTTTGGCAGAATCTGTTGAACAAATTAGATTTAAAGCTCCAAGATATTTCCAAACTCAGGAAAGAGCTGTAACGGTTTCGGATTATAAAATACTACTGCAAAATAAATTTCCAGAAATATCTGCAATACAGGTATTTGGTGGAGAAACTTTTGATCCACCTCTTTACGGAAAAGTTTTTGTTTCAGTAAAGTTGATGGATATTGATGGACTTCCAGATTCTAAGAAAACAGAATACGCCAATTTTATTGCAGAAAGATCGCCTCTTTCGATTGATGCTGTATTTACTACTCCTGAAAATCTTTATTATAATGTAACATCGACAGTAAACTATAATATTAACGTAACTTCACAAAGACCTGATGAGATTAAATCAAAAATTATTTCTTCTATTATAAGTTATGATGCTACTAATTTCGAAAATTTCAACGTAACATTGAGAAAATCAAAACTACAAAGTGTTATGGATGCTAGTGATCCTAGTATCATAAGCAATGACACACAATTAAAAATATTTAAAAAGCTTGTGCCTTTCCTTGGTGTTTCGCAAAATATTGTTTTGAGATTTGGTGTTCCGATTATTAATAATCTTCCGACTTTGTTTATACCACACGATAGTACAAATATTCATGCGATAACTTCAACCAATTTTACCTATCATGGTCAAATTTGTCATATTGAAGATGATAGCGATGGTATAGTTCGAATTGTTGCCACAGTTGGTGGACAGGATGTATTGATTGGTCAAATTGGTTCTGTAGATTATGATACAGGAACAATAACTTTGAACAATTTCAATATCGATTCGTTTGTCGGCAATGAAATAAGAATCTATTGTATACCAAGATATGCTGATATAAGTGTGGTCGGTAATAATATTTTAGAATTAGCGACAGATGAAATGAACATCACAGTAGTTAGTTTGAGACAATAATGCTGAATATAGAAAAAACAATATCGAATTTTGTTGAGCAGCAGTTTCCTTTCTTCTTGCAAGAAGAAGGACCGATGTTTATCGAGTTTGTTAAACAATATTATATTTGGATGGAAACAGAAAATGCTGTTTATCATTCTAGAAATTTACCAGAATATAGAGATATTGATTCTACCACAGACGCTTTTCTAGTTTATTTTAAAGAAAAATATCTTAAAAATATTCAGTTTAATACTGCTACTTCTTTAAGACGTATGACTAAACATAGTCTTGATTTGTACCGTTCAAAAGGTACACCAAGAGCTATCGATCTATTGTTTAAAGTTGTTTTTGATACACCAGCAGAAGTTTATCTACCTGGAAATGATATATTTAAATTATCGAGTGGTAATTTTTATGAGCAGACATATCTTGAAGTAATTCCTTCTCCTGAAAACATACTATATGTTGGTAAAGAAGTAATCGGTCTTCAATCTGAAGCTACTGCATTTATTGAAAAATTGATAAGAAAAAAGATCAAAGGAACTTATATAGAGGTTTTTACAGTTTCTGCTTTAAAAGGTCATTTTATTACTGGCGAATTTATTAAAACATTAAATCAATCATCGATTACAAACAATCCAAAAATTATTGGCTCGTTAACAAATGTTGACATTCTTTCTGCCAGCTATGGATTTGCTGTTGGTGATTTAGTTAATATTGAATCTGGTAAAGGTTTAGGCGCTAAAGGACGTGTAGCTGAAATATCTCAAATTACTGGACAAGTTGATTTTAATTTAGTAGATGGTGGATTTGGATATACTACAAACTCAGAAATTCAAATTTCAGAAAAAGTATTTCGTATAGCTAATGTTGTTACAAATACATCTATGTCCAACACATATTTTAACGACTATGATATCATAACAGCAAGCCAATATGGCGTCGACCTGTATAATATAACAGGTACTTCTGACGCAAGCTTAATTAGTTATATTGGAACTCATTTCTATAATTATTATTCAAATGGTGCAGTTAGAGGCGAATTTGTATTACAAGATTTTAAATCTGGATCAAGTAATACAAACGGTCAAGCATATGTAACTTTGCTCAATGGTAATGTGGATTGCCGTAGCTCACAAACTAACGCATACTATAATATAGGAAACACAATAACAGCCAATTTGGCTCCATTGGGAATATTGAATTTTAGTCCTTCGGCTAACGTGCTTGGAACTACTGCCAATTTAATTCTTGATTATGCAAATTCGTTAAATTTTTCTGTTGGAGAATATATCTACCAAGTAGATAATAATAACATCCAAACAGCAAATGCAAATATTATAAGCTCTTCTTATGTTGGTATTACGGGTAAATTAGTATTAAATAATTTTAATGGTGTATTTGATTTAACTAAAAATCTTTACAGTAGCAACACTTCTAGAAATGCTACTATAACTGGTTTAACTCTTGATGTAGGCATTAATCAAATACAAGGGTTTGCTTGTACAATTAGTGGTGTAGCAACAACTGCTGGCGATGCTAATATCAGTATTTCAAATACTGTTTCTGTATTTCCTTCAATGTATGTTTCAGGAGATACTATACCTACTGCTACTTACATATCTTTTATTACTACAGGAAGCCCAAATAATACAATTACGCTTTCTAATGCTCCTTTATCAAGTAACTCCGCTGTAAATGTTACATTTACAACACAAGGAAGCCAATTTTATAGCAATGCTGATTCGAAAGTTTTTGTTGAAAAATATGAAGGAAATGTTTATACTACGGGTGTATTGACACATGAATCGATTGGAGCTCTTGCAAGTTTTCAAATAGCCAATACTCTTGGAAATCCTGAAACGCTTGAAATTAATACTGATTTACTTTATCCAAAACTTTCAACTTATCTTGGTGCAACGGATTATGCATTCCAAAATAGTGCCGTTATTAATGTAAATAGTTATATCGCAAATGCTTTAAATTATCAACTTGAAACTATTGGGACAATATTAAATATTACTGGTATTAATAGTGGCGAAGGATATGATGTTCCTCCTGTGATAAAAATTAACAACTCGTTTATTTCTGAGTATGATATTAGAGACGTTTATCTTGCAATAACAAATGCTTCTGCTTTATATTTTACTGGTGAAATAGTAAACCAGCCAAATACTGGTGCAAAGGGTATTGTAAAAGAAGGTAATTCTTCTTTCTTGTCTTTGAGACTTATTAATTTTGAAAATGCGTTTTCTAATAATTGCCCAAATACAACAGTTGTTGGTACTGGTTCTGGTACTACAGCACAGGTTTCGGTTGTAGAAGTAAATCACCAATCAAATCCAATGGGTAAAAACGCAGTAATAACTGCGAATGTTATTTCTCAAAGTGGTTCAGTAACATCTATTAATGTTATCGATTCTGGATATGGATTTTTGCATAGAGAACAAGGCACCTTTACTTCAGAAGATGGTGAACGTGTTGGTACTCTACAAATGTTGTTAGGAAACAGAACCGAACAATATGAAAGAGATATAGGAAGAGAAGGTCATTCTCTTGGTTATTATAGAAGCCAAGATGGATTTTTGAGCAATGACAAAAAAGTGTATGATGCTTATTATTACCAAGATTATTCATATGAAGTAAGGTCGTCTGTAACACTTGATAAATATGAGGCAATGTTAAAACAGCTGCTTCATGTCGCTGGGACTAAATACTTTGCAAACACAATTACGAGTACTGCTATTCCAGTGTCTACAACTATTACTTTAAACTTTGATAAGTATAACTTTACTGTTGATACTAATACGGTAACAAGTGATACGACGCAATATACTTCTGATACGACATATGTCGAAGGTTACACAGGCTAAGGATTATAAATGACTATCACTCCTCAGTTAGCTAATGTTGGTTTAGCAAATAACGATCATAATGGTGATCCGTTACGTATTGCTATGCAGAAGTATAATCAGAATTTTACTGATATCTATGCAGCCATTCAGCCTAACGCATCTATTAAAACTATCACAGTAAATACTGGAATTACCATTGGTAATGCCTCTGTTTATGCCACAGTAAATTCCACCTTATATACTGGAAGTGCCAACAATTCGCTTTATCTTGGCGGTAATGTTGCAGCAAAATATATTCAAAACACAGATAGCCGAGTTCTTTCTGGTAACTTATCTTTTACTGGATCTAATGTAACATTTACTGACATAGGAGTTGGTACCAATACATTTACAGCCAATTCTTCTGGCGTTTATGCTAATTCGTTGGTTAGTGCATATTCTTTAAATGTTACCGACACGGCAAATATCACAACATTAAATATAGCAAATAATGCTAAAATTGTCGGAAATCTTGAGGTAGATGGAACTTTACTTCTTTCTGGTAATACTACATTTGTTAATGCTACTGTTATAACCACAAATGATAAAAATATTATTCTTGCAAATAATGCAGTAACTAACGTAGATGCTGCTGGTGCTGGTATAATAATTGGGCAAAATGCTAACCTTGTATTTAATGGAACAGTAGGTGCTTGGCAGTCTAACGTAATTTTTATTCCAGCAGTAAATAATTTAAGTCTTGGTACAGCAAGTTATCAGTGGAATTTGGTTGCAAATAATGCAAATGCCAATTACATATTTGCCAACAACAAAATTCAAGTAGGTTCTCAAGCTGGTTATAATTTCGGCAATACAGCAGTAATCGAAATTGACGTATCGGCGAATAGCTACCAACAAATAGTTATACAAAATGCCAATAACGGAACACAAGCTTCAGGTGATTTAGTTATTACTGCAGATACTGGTAATGATTCAGTTAATTATATCGATTTTGGTATTAATAGCTCTACCTATTCAAACGCAACTTATGCATTAACTGGTCCGCTAGACGCTTATCTTTATTCATCCGACAGCAAACTCGTAATTGGTACTGCTTCTGTTAAAGATGTTATTGTTCATGCAGGTGGCGTTGCAGCTACTAATCGTGTACTGACAGTAAATACTACTGCTGTAACAGTAGCCAACGGTCAAACACTTGCTGCTAACGTATTGAATGTAACTATAGCAAATGCTAGTAATGTTATAGCCACAAATATAATAGCTTCTTATGTTAATGCTGCAGCTAGTGTAAATGCAGTAACCATCAATGCTACTTCTGTTAACGCATCTTCGTTTACTGCGACCGATGGTAATGTTAATACTATAGTTAACACCTCAGTTCATTATGTCGGTAACTCCGTAGCAAATACTACCATCTCAGCCAATGGTATTACAATATTTGCAAATGGTCAAGGTTACTTTAGAATGGGTAACACAACCGTAAATACTACGGTAAATGCTACTGCAATTTATATTACCAATTCTACTGGAACTAGCTATCTTAGTGCTACTGTTATTAATACAACAGGAGCTGTCAATGCTACTTCGTTTACTGCAACCGATGGTAACGTCAATACTGTAGTTAATACTTCGGTGTATTATGTCGGCAATTCGGTGGCGAATACCACTATTTCAGCTAATGGTATTACGATATCTGCAAATGGTCAAGGTTACTTTAGAATGGGTAACTCTTCTGTAAATTCTTCAGTTAATGCTACCTCAGTTTACGTATCTAATTCTACTGGAACTGGTTATTTAAATCCTACTACAATTAATGTTGGTAACTCGTCTGTAAATTCTTCAGTTAATTCTACTTCATTTTATTCTGGTGTAACAGGAACTGGTACTGGTGGTTTAGTTGCAAATTCTACTTTAATATTTGTTGGTAACAATACTGTTAATGCATATTTAAATACGACTGGATTAAACGTAAATGCTGTTACGATAGCAAATACTACTGGTGTTTACACTGGTACTGTTAACGCTGCATCTCTAACAGTTGGTACATCGTTTATAGCAAATACTACTGGTGTTTATCACACTGGTACTGTTAATGCTGCTTCTTTAACAGTAGGTGGTGCTGAAGTAGTTAACTCTACTGGTATCTATACTACTGGAACTATAAATGCGGCGTCATTGACTGTTGGTGGTGCTGAAGTAGTAAATGCTTTAGGTGTTTATACTACTGGTACTGTTAACGCTGCTTCGCATACAATAGGCACGACATTTATAGCTAATACTTCAGCAATAACATTTACTCCTAATACATTTACTCTTGGTACTTCAACTACTACTGCAAACGGTTACACATATCTTCCAAATGGGTTAAAAATGAATTATGGTTTTGTTGCCGCAAATTCTACAGTTGGAAACGTAACTTTTAGCAGTGCTTATACTACTGCCGCTTACGTAGTTATGTTAACTTCAGCAAATACAGTAGCGGCTGCAAACGTACCTTATATTTCTTCTCAAAATACTACAGTAGCAGTAATTAGAAGTGCTTCAGTTGCTGCAGCAACAACTATATACTATCTTGCAATTGGAATCTAAATGCCACAACAATTGACACCAAACACGTATCGTTATAACTCAGCAAAAAATTTCGTCGACTCATTTAATAAAATGGGAATCGATGGAAATCGTTATTATGTTTTTGCTGGAAATCATCAAAATTATGCTTCTGGTATACCAGCTATCAGTGATAATGTTAACGATACAAATGTTGATGTTTATCGTAATATGATTTTCGGTAAATTGGCTGAGCCAGAAGATGCTTCTTTAGTTATTCGTAAAGTAGAATGGGTTTCTGGTACAGTTTATGATATGTATGATGATCAAGATACAATTTTGTATTCTAAAAAGTTTTTTGTTTCTACGACCGATGGCAGCTATTATTACATATTTAAATGTTTGAATAATAACAATGGTGGAGTTTCTACTGTACCACCATCATTATCCAGTACAGGAGATGATGGATTATTCATTAGTCCTGTGGATAATTATATTTGGAAATACATGTATAGTGTTGACACTACTACTTTCAGCAAATTTGGTAATGATAATTTTATGCCTTATATGGCAAACAGTTCAGTAATAAACAGTGCTATTTCTGGATCTATTGATGCTGTAAAAATTATTTCAATTGGATCTGGTTATGGAAATTATATCCCTAGTGGTTCTTTTTCATCATCTGATATTGGTGTTTATTCTAATTCTCAATATTATGGTATTAGTGTAGGTGGTGCTTCAAATATTGACGATTATTACAAAGGTTGTATTCTTGTTATTACTTCTGGAACAGGTAGTGGACAATACAAAGAAATATTACAATATCAAGGGA